TTAGTTTGGGATTCTTTACTCGAAATATATTGGGAATACAATGAATACGCATACCCACCAAAGAACACAACGCCATTGTTAACCAGTGTATCTCTCGTGGTCAAATAGATTTTACTTTTCATATCATCATCGACACCCATTTTACGTTGAAAATCGACCGAATCGCATTTTGAAGATTTCAATGGATAATGTTTATTCAACAAAGTCAATCGTTTCAATACCTTTTCCCAGCGACTTATATCACCCGCGGGACGGGATAACTCTAAATACATGCCCATACGTAGGAAATTCGCAGGCACATAGCGTATTCCAGCAACCAATAAAGATTCCTTGAATAAGGATTTATATAAGGTTGGTTCAAGTTGGGTAATATCCGCAATAGGAATAAAATTCACAAATACTTTGTACGTTCCGTAATGAACCCCCGCCTTTGCCTCGGCATCGGTGTAACCGTGTTTATAATAAATATCGGTCAGTTCTTTCGCATCTTTCAATGCATCAGGAGAATAAAAATCGTAGTCGGGGATCTCGGCATCGCGATTGTAGAATTGGTCGTAGGAAGGTAAAATATTATTAATCGCAGTGCCACCATAACACATCAATTTCTTCTTGATTAAAAAATCTTCTACAATCTTTAAAATATTTTTGATTTCGGCAGTATTCACAATCTTCTTTCCTTTGGTTTCTTCGTTATCGTCTACCGCCTGACGCAAGATTGCTAATTCACATTCTTCAAACGTCATTTTATTATCACATACCGATTGATTGTATTTGTTATATTTTTTCTTAGTTTGTTGTTTTCCCATAAATAATCTTATATAATATAAGATTATTTTAATTTTTAATCATTTTTCTATATATTTACTCAGTTATTTCTTCATTGGTCTTGTAATATTGAATGACAGAAGCTAGTGGCACAAAACTTGATTGGAAATTATTGAAGAACTCTTCATACTCATTCAATTCTTCGCCTTTCAAATAAAACCGGAACAAGTTCACTTGAATTACATGTCCTAAAACAAGGTCTTTCAATTCCGGATTTTTCTCATTTTTCATACGTTTACTTGGAAGGGCTATACGGTATTTATCTACATTTGTACAGAGGTCGCATCCGTCTTTGATCGCAAGGGGATAGGTGTTTTCAGCAAGTACTTCCGCAAATGTATTAGAATACATACTGGTAGTTCCGCTTTCTATATTGATATATCTGTTCAAATCGTTACAATATTTATCATCTTTTGTGCATTGAGATTGCTCAGCATAATTAGTATTCAATGATTTATCAAATACGAGAACCACTTTACCCATAATATCGCTCAGTTTAGTATTACTATCTACCTTCTTAGTGTATAATTTGTTTTTTAAAGAATAATCAACTGATTTGGCAATCATTTTATAAATAGAATTGTCTTTAGATTTCACGCGTAACTGTATAAAGATGGGGTCTTCATAATTCGGAGACGGACGAGAAAACGCACTACTTACTACACTTGTTAACGCATTGTCTAGTAAAATAGAGTTATCGGTTTCGTATGTTTGATACGTTTTATCAACACTATACGTGACCTTGGGTTTGTTGTCTATCAAAAAAACCTCGAAATCTACAAACCGGCATCCGCGCTCAATCACATATTTAATCATATCTACATTTACATAATCCCCGGTCACTGCGCTATTATATGAACCTTTTACTACATAATCCTTCAATAATTCATTGGAGTTGTCTTTATTTGTGGAAGACACGTTCACTGGAATACCTTTATTGTTTAATGACGATAATTCACTGGAAGGACTATTGGTAAATCCTTCTTCCACCCCATCACACGCATCTATCTTACATTTCTTATTTTCAAATGATTCACGGAAGTTTAACCATTGTTTTGCATGAACCAATAAAAACTTGGAAAATAAGTAAAATAAGATACATATCGTAACTACGCTTATTATTGTTTGTAACTTCATCGGTTGTTTATAATATACACATAATATATTTTAACAAACAATAATATAATACTTTATAATATATATACCCATACACAGATGGCAGGAGGATTACTAAATATCGTATCTACAGGAAATAATAATGTTATATTAACTGGAAATCCGACTAAGACATTCTTCAAAGTAACATATAGCAAATACAGTAATTTCGGGTTACAAAAATTTCGTATTGATTATAATGGATTAAGAGAACTTCGATTGAATGAACCCTCTACATTTACTTTCAAGATACCGCGTTATGCGGAATTGTTGATGGATACATATATAGTCGTTACTATACCTGATATTTGGAGTCCGATTCATCATCCTACAACTGGAACCGATGGTGATGGTACAAATAATAATTGGGTGCCTTATGACTATCGCTGGATAAAAAACTTGGGATCAATGATGATTCAAGAAGTAGAAATTAATTGTGGTTCCATGAATTTACAGCGTTATAGTGGAGAATATATTGCGTCTATGGTGGAAAGGGATTTTAGTGACGAAAAAAAAGACTTATTTAATAAAATGACAGGCAATGTAGGTGAATTGAATGACCCTGCAAGTTCTCATCATCGTTTAAATTCGTATCCCTCCGCATATCATACAAGTAATTCCACTGGAGCAGAACCTTCTATTCGTGGACGCAATTTGTATATTCCTCTTAACAGTTGGTTTTGTCTAAACAATGGTGCGGCTTTTCCATTGGTTGCCCTGCAGTATAACGAACTTACGATTAATGTGACTATGCGACCTATCAGAGATTTATTTCAAGTAAGAGATGTCTATGATATCGTTTATAATTATCCATATGTACAACCGGATTTCAATGACTCTCGTTTTCAAATGTATCGATTTTTACAAACGCCTCCTTCGGCAGATATCAGTCCATCAAACTATGCGAACAAAGTGTCTACGTGGAACGCAGATGTTCATCTATTATCAACTTATTGTTTCTTATCTAAGGAAGAATCCCAGACTTTCGCAGCAAAAGACCATGTATATTTAGTCAAAGATGTTCATCAATATAAGTTTGAAAACATTACAGGGACAAAAAAAGTGAAGTTAGAGACAAGTGGAATGGTTGCAAGTTGGATGTGGTATTTACAGCGAAACGACGTAAATCTCAGAAATGAATGGGATAATTATTCCAATTGGCCGTATGAACAATTACCTGTGAATATTACTTCCTATTCAGTCAACTCGAATAGTGTAGGAATTTCTCAAGGTGACGGTAATACTGTTTATCCAGATATGCATCCAGGTAATTCTGTGAACACGGGTATCAGTACTACGGGGGATTATGCGGTAGATAACCGTTCTCATATATTAGAAACAATGGGCATTGTGTTAGACGGCGAATATCGTGAAAATATTTTAACACATGGCGTATATGAATATGTAGAAAAATATACACGCACAAAAGGAAATGCGAAGGAAGGATTGTACTGCTATAATTTCTGCTTGAATACAAGTCCATTTGATTATCAACCTTCCGGTGCTATCAATTTGAGTAAATTTAAAAATATTGAGTTGGAGATGACTACATACATACCACCTGTAAGTGATAGTTCTAAGTTTGATATTATTTGTGATATTTGCGGCAATGCAGTTGGTATTCGTAAAGCAAATTGGCGTCTGTATGACTACAACTACAATCTCACCTTATTTGAAGAGCGCTATAATGTACTTTCCTTTGTAGGTGGAAACGCCGGCATGTTATATGCGAAATAATGAGTAGGATTAGACCGCTTTTTTATAAGAGTGTATATTATAAAAAAGAAATTATACATATGGAAAAGATAAATACCACAGAAAAGAAATCAAATAAGAAAACATTTAGTAAAGAACCTGTACATAATACATCTGAATTCCAAGTAGAAAATATGAAACACAAGATACAATCAGTCAAGAAGAAAAAGAAGTTGTATAACTATAAAAATATTGAACAATTGAAAAATATACATGACGACGTTACAACCGACCCCTCGAGTGAGCCGATAATTGAAGGATTACCAACGAATCCTATTGCGAAATTCAAAGAAGACGATTTTGAAGGCGGTAAAGATGATATCTATGAACGTGAAACTCCACCTCCCAAACAAGAGACACCAGATGAAGATAAAGATGA